CTCACCGTCGTACGCCGTGTTTGTGATTTTGATTGCCATGTTTCTTAACTGTTTTGTCGGTTTGTAAATTGGTTACTTTTGTCTGCCGTAGCGCTTGTTGCGGATGCGTTCCTGTTCTTCATCCCACGCCCCCTTGTGGTTTTTCGGCTCCAGGTCGGTAAGGGTGTCGGTTATCAGTTTTTTCCCTTGCAGGCCTTTCAGTACCTTACAGGTATTTTCGAAATCCTTCTCCAGCAGTGCCTGGTAGGTGGGGCGGTCGGCGGGACGGATGCGCTCGTCGTTCTCCGCGGCATCCAGCAACGCCTTGATTTCATCCCGTCTCGCTTCCTCGGCGGCGTTTTCAAAGCCTTGCAACTTTTGTTTCAGCTCTTCGTTTTCCACTTGCAGGGCATCATATTTCCCTGCCTTGTTTTCCAGTGTCCCCAGCGTTGCCAGCACGGAAGCGTCGTCCGTGCAGTTGGCGAACATGGGACGTTTTCTCAATTCTTCAAACATTGTCTTATCGGTGTTTAAGGGTTGTCTGCTCATCCGGTTCATGAACAGGTTGTACACCTGTCCGGGGGTCTCCACTTCCTTGTCCCCGGCTTCTTCCACGTCGTAGATGCCGTCGATGAATCCCAGTTTCAAGGCTTCCTGCGCCGTAAACCAGTGGTCTTTCCCGTCGAAATAGGCTTGCTTTATCTCCTCTTTCGCCATTCCGGTCTTTGCCGCGTAGATGTCCGCCAGTGTATCCTCCAGCTGTTCCATCTCCTGCATGGTCTGTTTCAGTTCGTCCTTGTTGCCCCAGCACCCGCCTTGTACGTTGTGTATCATCAGGCGGGCATAACGGCTCATGTAAACAGGTTTGCCGCACATGGCCACCACGCTTGCGATGCTTGCCGCCACCCCGTCGACATACAGGGTGATGTCCGCCCGGCTCCCGCGCAGTGCGTTGAAGATGGCGATGCCCGGGTACACGCTTCCCCCGTAGCTGTTGATGCGCACGTCTATCTTGCCGTAGACCCTTTCATAGTCGCAAAGCTCGCGTACGATGTCGGCATCCGTCACGCCGTCCCATTTGTCACCCACATCGCCGTACAGCAGGATGCAGGCGGCATTCGGGGAAGGTATCACATTAAAAAATCGTCTGTTTGTCATATCGTTGTTTTTGTGTTGCCGGTTGCAAAGTTGGGAAGAAAATGGCGGCGTGTCAATACGCCCCTTTTATCATAACATTAAAGGAAAGCATCATGGCCCTTTTAAAGGGCATGATAAAACATCCGCCTTGTAGATGAGTCATTTAAAGACGAAATTTGCAGTGAATCACAACACAAATTAAACACGACAGATATGGCAGAGTTGACAAACCAACAGAAAAAGGACTACGCGCGTATGCTTTACCTAAAGGAGAACCTCACGCAGCAGGAAATAGCCGAGCGGGTGGGCGTGTCGCGTCAGACCCTTTCCAGGTGGATGGGTGCCGGGAAGTGGGAAGAGATGAAAACGGGGCTCACGCTGACCCGCGAACAGCAGATAGGCGAACTCCACCGGCAGGTGGCGGAGATTAACAGGGTCATCCGCGAACGCGAGCCGGGCAAGCGTTTCGCCACGCCGGCAGAGGCGGACACGCTGGGAAAGCTCGCCGCCACCATCAAGAAACTGGAAACGGACGTGGGCATCAGCGACCTCATCAGCGTAGGGATGCGCTTCGGGGACTGGTTACGTCCTCAAGACCCTGAGAAAGCGAAGGAAATGGTACGGTTGTTCGACCTCTTTATAAAAGACAGCCTATGAAGCAGCAAGACCGTGAAGCCCTCCGCATCTGGGAGGAGTACAAGGAGGACTCGCTGCGCAAGGGCGTGGTCATCGTCAACAGGAGCCGTGCCGAGATAGAACGGCATAAGGCATGGCTGGAGGAACACCCGTTTGAATGGATAAGGTTCTTTTTCCCGGAGTTCTGCAAGGCGGAGTTCGCTCCGTTCCAGCGGAAGGCGATATTGCGCTGCATCAGCCATGACGAATGGTTCGAGGTGCTTTCATGGGCGCGGAGCCTCGCCAAAAGCACTTGCGTGATGTTCATCATCATGTATCTCGTACTTACCGGAAGGAAGCGGAACGTCATCATGGCATCCGCTACCAAAGACAGCGCCGTCCGCCTGCTCGACCCTTACCGCAAGCAGTTCGAGCGGAACGGGCTGCTCAAGGCGTATTACGGGCAGCAGGTCAATCTGGGAAACTGGACGGAAGAGGAATTCGTCACCAAGCAGGGGGCGGCTTTCCGTGCTGTGGGGGCGGGTTCAGCCCCGCGCGGAAGCCGTAACGGGGCTGACCGTCCTGACGTGCTGCTGGTGGATGACTTCGACACCGACGAGGCGTGCCGTAACCCGGACACGGTGAACAAGATGTGGGGCTGGTGGGAGGAAGCATTGTACGGGACACGTGACACTGCCGTGCATACCCTCATCATCTTCTGCGGGAACATCATCGCGCGGGATTGCTGCATCACCCGTGCCGGGAAGCAGGCCGACCACTGGGACATAGTGAACATACGCGACCGGGAAGGGCATTCCACGTGGCCCCAGAAAAACACCGAGGAGCAGATAGACCAGGTGCTGTCGAAAATCAGCACCCGCGCCCAGCAGAAGGAATACTTCAACAACCCAGTGACAGGGGGAAGCGTGTTCGCCAAGCTGGCGTTCGGCAAGGTGCCGCCCCTGGGCAGGTTCAAGTTCCTCATGGTGTACGGCGACCCCGCCCCCGGGGAAAGCAGAAAGAAAGGGGCAAGCTACAAGGCGGTATGGCTGTTGGGCAAATTGCAGGGCACGCTGTACGTCATCAAGGGTTTCCTTGACCATACCACCAACGAGGACTTCATCAACTGGTTTTTCCTGCTCAACGACTACGTGGCGGGGCGTACCTCCGTGTATTTCATGGTGGAGAACAACAAGCTGCAAGACCCGTTTTTCCAGCAGGTGCTCAAAAGGCACCTGGCGCGCATCCGCAGGAAACGCGGGGAGCAGCTCTCCATCAAGCCTGACGAGAACAAGAAAACCGACAAGGCGACCCGAATAGAGGCCGACCTTGAACCGCTCGACCGCGAGGGGATGCTCATCTTCAACGAGGAGGAGAAGGACAACCCCCACATGAAAGAGCTCATCAACCAGTTCGACCTGTTCGAGATGACATTGCCGTACCCCGCCGACGGGCCCGACTGCATACAGGGCGGGAACCGTGCTATAGACCGCAAGCAGGCGACCATGCAGAAAACCATAACCGTAAGCCGGACCGCCATCCGGCTGAAAAACAAATATAGGACATGAGTACACAATTGACCATTATCATTGTCGTCGCAATAATCTGTGCGACGTCGGTTGTAGTTTTTTACTACAATTCGGAAGTAAAAAGGCTGAAGGGCATGTTTTCGATTCTTCAAAAACTGGTGGAAAAGAACGAAAGGCTTAACAAGGATTTGGATGAAGCGTATGAAGGCTGGATTAGAGAAATCCGTATCACAAGCGAAAAATGTGAGGGGATTGTCACCGATTTGTTTGAATTGCAACAAAAATTAAAGCCATGAGCCAGTTTATCAATCCTGAAGATTACGATGCCAGCATCCACCGGGAGATACTGGATGCACTTACGCGGGAGGATGACTCCCTGCTTGAGGTATGCGAAGACCAGGCCATCGCCGAAATGCGGGGATACCTTTCACCGCGCTTCGACTGTGACAGGATTTTCTCCGCCACCGGCGGGGAACGGCACCCGCTCGTACTGATGTACGCCAAGGACATCGCACTTTACCACGTGTTCTGCATCCATAACCCGCAGAAAGTTTCAAAGGTACGCATCGACCGCTACGAACGGAGCATCGAATGGCTGAAAGGGGTGTCGAAGTACGAAATCAGCGTGGAGGGGTTGCCTGCGAACGCCGTGGGGGAATCCGGGAAGGCTTCCCCCTTCCAGATGCGGAGCAACCCCAAACGGAATACAAGGTTCTGAAATTAAAAAAAAACTGTTATGATGAAAACAAAGAAAAAGATTACCACAGGCGGGAACTTTCCCCTGCCGGGCAGACCCGCACCGACGGTCATCATCACCCAGCCGCACCGGTTCTTCCTTGACATGCAGACTTACATGAATTCCATCCGGGGGGCTGAGAACGTGGATTTCACCAACCGCATCCAGCTGTATGACCTGTACGAAGACATCCTGACCGACGGACACCTGGACAGCGTGCGGGACAAGCGTATCGCTGCGGCACGTTGCGTCCGGATAGAATTCCGGCGTGACGGCAGGCCGGATGACACCATCAACCGGCTCCTGAAATCCCCCTGGTTCTTCCAGTTCATCGAAGACCTGGTGGACTCCGTGTTCTGGGGGTTCTCCCTCTTCCAGTTCTACCGGGGGAAGGACGGGTGGCCTGAATACGTGCTGGTGCCGCGCAAGCACGTGGACCCGGTACGGCAGCTCATCCTGCACCGGCAGGGTGACACCGTGGGCACCCCGTGGACGGATTTCCGCGATGTGC